TACGCATTCAACCACTGCAACGTGCAACACGACTGCAACGTTGCACCGTGTTGCCGTGTTGCGAAGATTCAAAAAGTGCAACGCAACGCAACGTGTGTCTAAGGACACGTTGCAGTGTTGCATTGAATCGGGGGTTGTTGCGTGCTGAACATGCAAACTTTTACTCATTCAATCCTGGAACAACGAGGACACCGCGAACGCGCAAAACTTTGCAGAAAGGGCCTGGTCATGCAGAAAACCATCGCACTCAACGAGAACGGCCGGCGCATCGGCGAGAGCCATCCGCGGGCCAAGCTCCTGGACCACGAGGTCGACCAGGTCCTGGTCTTGCTGGAGGCTGGGCTCAGCTACGCCGAGGTGGCGCTCAAGTTCGACGTGTCGAAGTCCTGCGTGGCGCACATCGCCACCGGCCGGCGCCGTGGGCAGGCCGTGGAACGCACCGTGCGCGTGTCCGTCAAGTGATAGCAGAGCGCTAAATTCAGACCATGAGCAGCAAACCCTTCGACTGGAAACCCGCCTACCTGGCCGCGCTGCGCCAGGTGCCGGTGATCAAGCATGCCTGCGAGGCAGCGGGCATTGACCGCACCACGGCCTGGCGAGCCCGCGAGGCCGACGAGGAGTTCGCCAAGGCCGAGCAGGAGGCCATGGAGGAAGGCATCGACCGCGCCGAGGCCGAGGCCTTCCGCCGCGGCGTGGTGGGCTTTGAGGAGCCCGTGATCGACAAGGGGCGCCTGGCCTACCGCTACGAGCGCTACGTCGACGACGACGGCGTCGAGCACTACCGCCTGCAGCTCGATGAGCACGGCCAGCCGATCCCGCTCACCGTGCGCAAGCACAGCGATGCCATGCTGGCCCTGGTGCTCAAGGGTCGGCGCAAGAAGGTCTACGCCGACCGCACCGAGCTCACGGGCCCCGAGGGCGGCCCCGTGCAGCAGGTGGACGAGACCGCCAAAGCGGCGCGCGTGGCGCAGCTGCTGGCGCTGGCGCAGGCACGCAAGACCGAGGCCGACGAGTTCGGGGATCTCGCATGATTCTGATCATTCTCGAGATGCTGCCCGGCATCGTGGTGGCCGTGCTGCTGGGCCTGTGGATCGCGCACATCCTCGGCATGTGGGCCAACCTCTTCAAGCGCGACGAATGACCCCACAACAAGCGCGCGACCTCGAGCGCTACCTCACCCCGGCCGAGCGCGAGGAGCTCGACGCGCTGATCGCTGCCGACCTGGCCGAGCATCGCTGGCGCCCGCTGCCGGGCCCGCAGACCATGGCTTACACCTCCGAGGCCGACGTGATCGGCTTTGGTGGCGCCGCGGGCGGTGGCAAGACCGACCTCGCCATCGGCATGGCGACCACGCAGCACTACCGCACGCAGATCTTCCGCCGCGAGGGCCCGCAGCTCAAAGGCATCATCGACCGCCTGGCCGAGATCCTGGGCAGCCGCCAGCTGATCAACGGCAACCCGCCCGTGTACCGCGACGAGGCCGATCGGCAGATCGAGTTCAACTCCATGCCGAACCTGGGCGACGAGACCAAGTACCAGGGCCGGCCCAAGGACCTGCTCGTGATCGACGAGGCGGCCAACTTCCTCGAGCAGCAGGTGCGCTTCGTCAAGGGCTGGGTGCGAACCACCCGACCCGGCCAGCGCACGCGCACGCTGCTCACGTTCAACCCGCCGACCACGGCCGAGGGCCGCTGGGTGATCGACTTCTTCGCGCCCTGGCTCGATAAGAAGCACCCGCTCTACCCGAGCACCCCGGGCCAGCTTCGCTACGTCTACGTCGACCCGGTCACGGGCGACGACGTCTGGGTCCAGGACAACGACCCGCGCCCGTTCGTGTTCGTGAGCAACGATCGGCGCTACGACTTCGACCCGCTCGAGCACCGGCCCGAGGACATCGTGCGCCCCGAGTCGCGCACGTTCATCCCCTCGCGCATCACCGACAACCCGTTCCTGGTCTCGACCGGCTACATGGCGCAGCTGCAGGCGCTGCCCGAGCCCCTGCGCAGCCAGATGCTCTTGGGCGACTTCCAGGCCGGCATCGAGGACGACCCCTGGCAGGTGATCCCCACCCGCTGGGTCGAGATCGCCCAGGAGCGCTGGCGCGAGCGCGCACGCAAGGGCGAGCTGATGTCCATGGGCGTCGACGTGGCTCGCGGCGGCAAGGACCAGACTGTGATCTCTAACCGATACAAGAACGACCAGACCGAGCTGTGGTTCGATCGCCTGCACATGCACCCGGGAGCCGAGACGCCGAACGGGCGCAAGGTGGCGGGCCTGGTGATCGGCGAGCACCGCGACCATGCCCCGATCCACATCGACGTGATCGGCGTGGGGGCGAGCCCCTACGACGTCCTGGCCGAGGCGAGCCAGCCCGTCTACGGCGTCAACGTGAGCGAGAAGGCGACCGCCCGCGACAAGTCCGGGCGCCTTGGGTTCTTCAACCTGCGCAGCCAGCTGTGGTGGCAGATGCGCGAGGACTTAGACCCCGACGCCGACAACGGCATCGCGCTGCCGCCCGACCCGGAACTGCTCAAGGAACTGTGCGCCCCGCGCTGGGAGCTCTCCGGGATGACCATCAAGGTCGAATCCCGCGAGGACATCGTCAAGCGCGTGGGCCGCTCGCCCGACCGCGCGAGCGCGCTGATCCTGGCGCGCATGGACACGCCCAAGGTGCCGGCGCTGCGCTACCTCGACCGCGAGGCCACGCCCGACAGCGCGATGGACTACGACCCCTACGCCCGGATCTGAGCGCCCGGGGTGTCCGTGTTGCTGGGGGTGCGCAGCACAATGCCCGGCAACTCACAGGAGTTTTTTCCCATGTGCATGTCCAGCCCCAACATCCCGGCGCCTCCGCCACCCCCTCAAGAAGTCAAGCAGCCTGACAGCGCTGCCCTGACCGACAAGGCCCGCCGCAACCGCGCCGGCATGGCCGGTGGCTCCCTGCTCACCGGTCCGTCGGGCATCGCCGCGGGTTCGCTCACCACCGGCAAGACCAGTCTGCTCGGCCAGTGATGGACGACAAGCCGATCAACCAACGGCAGCGCATCCTCTCGCGCAAGAGCGCGCTGTGGACCGAGCGCTCGAGCTGGATCACTCACTGGCGCGAGATCAGTGACTACCAGCAGCCGCGCGCCGGGCGCTTTGTCGTCACCGATCGCAACCGTGGCGACAAGCGCGCCAACCACATCCTGGACAACACCGCCGTGTTCGGCGCCCGCACGCTGGCCGCCGGCCTGATGTCGGGGGTGACGAGCCCAGCGCGTCCCTGGTTCCGTCTCGAGATCCAGGACAAGGACCTGATGGAGTCGGGCCCGGTCAAGACCTGGCTGCACGACAGCGCCGCGCTGCTGCGCGCGATCTTCGCGAGCTCCAACACCTACCGCAGCCTGCACACGATCTACGAGGAGCTCGGCCTCTTTGGCACCGGCACCTCGATCGTGCTGCCCGATTTTGACAACGTGATCCACCACTACCCGCTGACGGTGGGCGAGTACGCGCTCGCCACCAACAGCAAGGGCGAGGTCGACACGGTGTGCCGCGAGTTCCAGCTCACCGTCGCGCAGATGGTCGAGCAGTTCGGCAAAGAGAACTGCAGCCAGACCGTGCGCGACCTGTGGAACCGTGGCAACTACGACGCCTGGGTCGACGTGATCCACCTGGTCGAGCCGCGCAAGAACCGCGACCTCAAGCTGCGCGACGGGCGCAACATGCGCTTCGCCTCGATCTACCTCGAGCCCGGCAAAGACCAGGCCGACCGCTTCCTGTCCGAGTCCGGGTTCAACCGCTTCCCGGCCCTGGCCCCGCGTTGGGTCGTGACCGGCAACGACGTGTACGGCACCAGCCCCGGCATGGAGTGCCTGGGCGATGTCAAGCAGCTGCAGCACCAGCAGCTGCGCAAGGGCCAGGCGATCGACTACCAGGTCAACCCACCGCTGCAGGTGCCGACCAAGTACAAGGAAGCCAACAAGGCCCGCCTGCCCGGCGGCGTGTTCTACGTCGACAGCCTGGGCCAGGGGCAGGGCGTGCGCTCGGCCTTTGACGTCAACCTGAACCTGCAGCACCTGATGCTCGACATCCAGGACGTGCGCGAGCGCATCCGCCAGGCCTACTACGCCGACCTGTTCTTGATGCTCGCGAACGACAACCGCTCAGGCATCACCGCGACCGAGGTCGCCGAGCGCCACGAAGAGAAACTGCTGATGCTCGGCCCGGTGCTTGAGCGTCTGCACAACGAGCTGCTGTCCCCGCTGATCGACATCGCGTTCGACTACGCCAACCGCGCCGGCATCCTGCCGCCGCCTCCGCCCGAGCTCGAGGGCATGGACCTGAACGTCGAGTTCATCTCCGTGCTGGCCCAGGCACAGCGTGCGGTCGCGACCCAGGGCATGGACCGACTGCTTGGCACCGTGAGCCAGATGGCCGCGGTCAAGCCCGACGTGCTCGACAAGCTCGACTTTGACCAGATCGTCGACAACTACGGCGACGCCTACGGGGTCGACCCGAAGATCATCGTGCCCGACGACCAGGTCGCGGCGCTCCGCCAGCAGCGTGCTGCCGCCATGCAGGCGCAGCAGGCCGCCGCCACCGCCCCGCAGGTGGTGGAGTCGGCGAAGACCGCGAGCGAGATCGACACCGGCAACCTGCAGGACGTGATGAACGGCCTGATGGGCTACAACACGCCGAGCCCGGCCATGACTGGAGTTTGAGATGCAACTGATCGACATGAAGAACACGGTCAAGACCAAGGACTCGAGCCTGGTCTCGCCCATTGAGCAGGACGAGTACCCCTACGGCCTGCGCATCAGCCTGAACAACGACACGCTCAAGAAGCTCGGCATCACCGAGCTGCCCGCGATCGACAGCGAGCACAAGCTCGTGGCGCTCGTGTGCGTGGTCGGCATGAGCCAGCACGAGTCGCAGGGTGAGCACGAGCCCTACCGTTCGGTCGAGCTGCAGATCGAGCAGATGACGCTGATGCCCGCCAAGGAAGAAGACGGCGAGCGCAAGGACCCGGCCAAGGCCATGTACCCGAGCATGCTCGGCTGACGCATGAAGCTGCGCCACGGCACCCCGTTCATCTACGACGACACCGGCGACATCGCCGGCCTGCGCGATCCCGACGGCAGCGAGCTCTACCTGGTGCCACGCCTCGGGGCGTTCTTTGCCACCAACAACCAGACCGACGGCTCGGGCGCCGTGCCGATGCAGTTCGGCACCACGGCCCTGAGCCAGGGTGTGAGCCTGCGCAGCGCAAGCCAGATCCAGGTCGACCGCGATGCACTCTACGAGTGGCAGCTGTCGGTGCACCTTCACAACTCCGACAGCCAGGCGCACAGTTTCGAGCTGTGGGGCCGGGTGAACGGCACCGACATCGCGAACAGCCGCTTCATCTACAGCGTGCCCTCGAGCCACGGCGGCAGCCCCGGCGCGCTGATCCCGTCGCAGAATTTTTGGCTCGCGCTCAAGGCCGGCGACTACGTCGAGATCCTCTGGGAGACCGACAACGCCGCGGTCACGATCGCCTACCACGCCGCCGAAACCGGCAAGCCCGTCTCGCCCTCGTTGTTGCTCACGGTCAAAGAAATCGCGCCGCTCAAACCCTGAGCGTATCCGTGAGCTAAACGCCGCGCACTAGGATGCGCGCGTGGCTACCTACGAAGATCCAACAGACCTGAAGCGCCAGGAGCGCGACGCCGAAGCCGACGAGGCAGTGGTGCGCGAACGCCGACGCAAAGAACTGGAGGACCTCCGCTGGTTGCTCGGTCACCCCCAAGGGCGCCGCATCGCGATGCGACTCCTGGAAGAGGCGGGCGTGTACCGCAGCTCCTTCAACCATAGCGGCAGCGTTATGGCATTCAACGAAGGCAAGCGGCACATCGGCCTGTTTCTTACCGCGGAGTTCCTCGAAGCAGCCCCCGACGGGTTCATGAAAGTGCTCAAAGAGTACGGAAAGACCAAAGATGAGTGATACCAACGCGGGAGCCGGCACACCTTCCAACGACGCCGGGGAACCGATTAACACTGATAGCAACGCTGCACCCGCAGCGGGCGCTGCAGCACCGGCCTCGGCCGACCCTGCTGCCGGCTCGCCGGACCCGAAACCCACGGAACCCGTGGTGCCCGAGTCCTACGAAC